GGAAATACACAATTCGCAGTACTCGACGGTCTGCTATTCGGATTTTGAGGGCGATACAGAGAACATGACCAATGTCGACGACAGTACCGGGTACAAGTTCAACAACGGCTATACCGTACCGGGGCACGTCAGAAAGATTGAGGCCATGAGCCACGCCTACCGTTCATCCTACAATGTCCGAGATGGTAAAATGTACTGCCGGCAGATAAGTGATTCCGATTATACCAAATTGGCCGACGGTTCCGACTATGACCCAGCGGATATGGCCGGAGAAGGCTACGACATAATGAAGCACATCCCTCATTACTGGTATAAGGGAGTCAACGACTTTAAGAACCAGGAGAAATATTACATCGTCAGTTCCTGTAAGGATAGGCCGATTTCCACCGCATCCAAGACCAACCGTAAGAAGTTGGCCGACATCATGATTCAGGCGTTGGTGGCAGTGTTCACGGATGACATCTATATCGGTGGCACATATACGCCCACAGAAAACCCCAACATGAATGTCTATGAGCTTGACGTGGACGGCATGAAACAAGTCCGCTGGCCAGGAGTGAACAATGCCACTGTTGGGGCCATATTCCTTGATTCCGATGGCAAGGTAATTAGGAAATACAACATGAGCATCGGTAACTCGCTGTTCGATTTCGTGCCGGGCGAGTACATCTTCATCGACGTGCCCGCCGGCGCCAAGAAATTCGTGTTCACCTCGCCCACTGGGTTTGACGACCTTGAGGCCATAGCCGTAGACAGTACGGCGATTGAGGCCATTGAACCCGACTGGGTGGAACACGAGCAGGAACTTGTTGGCGTGTATGGCGGCTCGGTAGACAGCCTTATGCGGATTCGTTCCATCAGCGGTGTGCAGACCAAAACCGGCACAGACAAGCACGTTATCAACAGCGAGTGGGCCTATGACAGCGATGGCAACCTCACCAATACGAGTGTGCCCACTTCCGAGATAACATATTCTGGGGCCGACCTTATCAACCTCTGCCGTATGCGCGGCCCCGGATTCTCCACAATCGACTACGAGATGCACAAGGATTTGGCAAACCTTATTCTCGCCATTGTGGGCGACCGCGACATACAGGCGCGGTGTGGATATGGCTGTAGCTCCCGTTATACAACCGGGGCCAACAACTTCAACTCCTACGGCAACATCACCCGGTTTTATACGGGCAGCAATATAGGTAATATAATGTTCGGTATTCAGAATTTCATAGGATGTAATACTGAGTGGATGGACAACGTGGCTATCAACGTGAAAACATTTGTCGATCTCCGGCGCAACCGCTATTCGGAATCAGTGGGCGATTTCCCGGTTGACGGCAAATGGCACATATACGACCCGGTGAAGAAAACAGAACGAGTGGTACAGGGCCTTACGACCACCGGCTACTGTATCGGCCGAGTCAAGCATGGTCGTCATTGCGATGTCATAGCCTCGCGTGTGACCTCTGACAATTCAAAGTGGAACATGAACTATGCAGATGTATTCTACATTACTAATGCAAGAAGCCGCGTGTTGCTCCGGTCTGGCAACAATGCGAACGCGAATAACGGCCTCGTTTATGCGAATGCGAACAACGCCGGTTCGCTTTCGAGTACGAATACCGGCGTGCGGCTGACATTAAGGACTATAATCGGGAGCGAAAGCGCTCCAATTATATAATCGCCACCCTGCAACGCCTACGGGTTAGGCAAAGCAAGAGGCGAGGGGTTTGAACCTCGGCAACAGCAGACGTGCCGGAACCGGTGCGTCTGGAAAGCGGAAAAATTACGAGAAGCCCTGAAGGCTTATGGACATCACTTATCCCTTGTACAATCTTATCGATGAGATTGTATCACCACAAAATATGCTTGCCAGTTATGATTATGTCATCGACCATCTTGACTGCAAGAGGCAGCGGGAGCGTTTTCGCCCGGATAAATCCGAGGAAGATACTCCTGAAATATGTGCGCGATGGAAAAAGTACTATGAAAGGCGCACCAACACGATAGCGATTCTTACCCGGCAGATTTCGTCCGGCGAATTTCGCGTTACCATGGATGATGTCCAGCAAATCCATGTTACGGATGGCCCAAAAGAGCGGTATTGTCAGGCTCCGAGAGTAATCAAGCGTATCGGTATTCACGCCATAATGGTAGTTGTGGAGAAATACACCATGCCCTCGCTTATAAACAATACGGCAGCGTCCATAAAAGGGCGGGGTATGCACTGGCTGCATCACATAGTCGAAGATGACATACACGCAGATCCGCAAAACATGGTCTATTACTATCAGTGCGATATTGCCAAGTTCTATGACAGTATCAATCAGCAACGGCTGATGGCGGATTTGAGGAGATACATTGCCGACCCTCTGCTTTTGCCTATTCTTGACAATCTCATAAGCCTTATGCCTGTCGGTATATCCAAAGGCTTGCGTTCATCCCAGACTTTGGCCAACCTTCATCTGTCAGACATAGACCATGCCATGATAGAAATGGTTTCGTGCCATTATACAGAGGTTGACGGTGTTAAAGTCCGCCATCCCCATTATTACCGTTATTGCGATGATATAGTTATGTTCGCCTCGACCAAAAAGGAATTATGGAGGTTGAGGAACGAACTTGTAAATATGATTTCCGGCCTGGGGCTGAGTATTAAAAACACAGAAGCAGTAAGGCCGTTGTCAGAGGGACTTGATTATCTCGGTTATGTGAATTTCGGCACCCATTCACTATTGCGCAAACGGATTAAGCAGAATGCTGCTCGTAAATTGGCCAAAGTGAAATCACGCAAACGCCGTCGGGAAATAATAGGTTCTCTCAAAGGTATGGCCTGCCATGCCGATTGCAAACATCTGTATTTTAAATTAACACATCATCATATGAAGAAATTCTCAGAAATGGGAATCGTCTATACACCGTCTGACGGTAAGAAACGGTTCCCTGGAAAAATCATGCGTCTCGGAGCACTGCAAAACAAGGAAATCGAGATACACGATTATCAAGACGACATGACCACATCTCATGGAGAGGGCCGCTATCTTGTATCATTCAAGGACAAGTCCACCGGCGAGTGGGGCAAGTTCTTCACTTCGTCTGAGGAGATGAAAAATATCCTTGACCAAGTGAGTGACATAGAGGATGGTTTCCCATTTGAAACCACAATACAAAGCGAGGTATTTGACGGAAACAAAGTGAAATACAAGTTTACCTGATTTTCGGTTTTTCAGGCATTTGGCTCAGTCTGCCGCTTTTAGTCGTATATTAGCGCAAAAATCAAATTGTAATGAAAAAAATATACGGCGCACAAGAGCGGCAGGACGGTTTATACCGTATAGGCCGCAACAAATGGGAGATAATATTCGGATTCGGCAAAGATTACGAAGATGCCCCCACGGGCTATAACTATCGGGAACGATTCGACCACCTGCCTACCATCGATGATATTAAGGCCACTATATTCAGGCAGGTTGATGAGAATACCGACCGGGCCATTGAATATGGCCTTACATGGAAAGGGCTGCCTGTCCATCTCGATAGCGAAACGCAAGGAAATATCGTAGGCATGCTGGCATTGCTCCCGGTGGCAGGCGCGTCAATGTTTCCTAAGAGATTCAAAGTCGGTGAGTATGAGAACGGAGAGCCTGCGTTTTATGAGTTTGAATCCACTGAGGAATTTGCTGAATTTGCAAAGACTGCATCCGATCACAAGGAACGCATGTATGCTCTCGGCTGGCAGGAAAAAGCTCTCGTAACCGAAAGCACGTTTTTAGTACGGTAAGCACGAGACAATATCGAAACGGCATAGGGTTTCATAACCTTATGCCGTTTCGATATTTTTGTATATGCCTTATCTATCGAGATTTAGGTGTTTTTGTAAAGTCGGAAAATTTAGGATTTGACACTACCATACGTTTATTGACTTACTTTTGGTGAAAAAATAGGAGTCATGAAAATACAGCAGGACAAAATCAAGCATTTCACGGTGTGTTTCATAGTAGCATCCATAGCCTCGTCAGTAGAGGCCTTATGTGGAGCAACATATTTGCTGTCTGCGGTTGCCGGTGTAATTGCCGGCGGCGCGATAGGCGTAGGAAAAGAGTATGGTGACAAATGCTCTCCCGGCAACAAGTGGGACTGGAACGACATTGCCGCCGATATGATCGGTTCTGTCATAGGTTCCGCTCTAGGCTCGCTGTTCTCGCTAATCAATAATTAACATCACATAGATATGACCAATTTATCTGAAATCCTACGCTGGATATTTACGGCCATTGGCGCCATTCTTGCCATCATAGAGCCGACGTATCCCTATCTTTTTATCTGCACCATTATGATACTTGCCGACTGCTATACGGCGTGGGCTCTCTCCCAAAGAGCGCGTAAAGCCTACCCCGAAAAAGTCAGCAAAGACGGAAAGAAATTCAAAAGCCACAATTTCGGCAAAGTAATAGTGACCCTGATGAAAGCGTATGCGCTTATCATAATGGCGTTCATGATTCAGCGACATATTACCGATGCATGGCCAATCGACCTTACCAAAGTGGCCGCCGGTGCCATCTGCTTCTGGCAGCTTTGGTCTATACTCGAAAACGAGTCCAGTTGCAATGGTTCCAAGTGGGCCAAATTGCTACAACGTATTCTCGTTGACAAGACTTCAAGACATTTCGACATTGATTTATCAGACCTTAAACCGAAAGAAAAATGATAGTAGAACTGTACGATGCCGGACACGGCATAGACACTCTTGGCAAATGTGCCCCCGATAAGAGCCTACGGGAGTATAAAAAGGCTCGTGAACTTGTAAAAGACATTGTAGACCAGCGCCGGGCGATGGGATATGATGCCCGTATCCTTGTAACCGAGGACAATGATATAAGCCTCCCGGAGCGTTGTCGGCGCGTCAATGCTGTATGCAGGCAGGTCGGCAAATCCAATGTGTTACTTGTATCAGTCCACTGTAACGCGGCCGGTGCCGACGGTAAGTGGAAGAGTGCCGGCGGATGGTGTGCCTACACATCGCCCGGTCAGACAAAGGCAGACATACTCGCTACAAATCTCTATGAGTCCGCTCAGACCTATCTTAAAGATTATATCGAAGATTTCCCAATCAGGAAAGCAAAAGGCGATTATGATAGCAAACAACGGCCTATACGCACGGATTACTCCGACGGCGATCCCGATTATGAGGCACGGTTCTATATCCTGGTTAATACACAGTGTCCGGCAGTCCTTACGGAGTCAATGTTTCAGGACAACAAGGCCGATGTGGATTTTCTGCTTTCGCCTGAAGGCCATAACGCGATTGTTAATCTCCATGTCAACGGCGTGGACAAATTCGTAAAATCTCAAAACCGATGAAAAAGACATTTTTCCTACTTTGTATGTTTGCTATGTGTCTTGCAGGATGTAAGACTCAAAAGCAGATTCATCCAACGGTAACACCACCTGTTGTGCTCAACAACAGCGATAGCGTGAGAATTGAGACCATTGTTAAGACGATCTATACTCCGGTCGATGTCGCCGTTGATCTGCCCCAGCAGTCCGAAACAAAGGTCACACAATCCGACAGCAGCCATGTTGAAACTGATTTGGCCGAGTCTGACGCATGGATAAATGTGGATGGTTCTCTCGGCCACTCCATAAAAAACAAGCCCGGGCAACTCAATACAGAGGTGTTCGTGCCTCAGACAACACAAGAAAACAATAAAGAAGTTATCAAAGAAAAAGAGGTGCCGGTACCTCAACCATACCCGGTAGAGGTTGAGCGTGAATTTACCGTCATGGAACAAATCAAACTTGCCGCGTTCTGGTATCTTGTGGGCGCGGTAATCGTGAGCATCGGCCTGCTTTTCCACAGGCCGTTATTGAAAGCCTTACGCAAGATAATAAGGCTTTAAGGTCATTTTTGATTATAGCGAAATAGCCTCGTTGGGAAACGGGGCTATTTTAATTCTGTCGCCAGTGAATATTTGCGGTCTATGTCGGTAATATGATTTTGGAACGCCTCTGATGATGTATGTGATGATGTGTTGGCGTTCCCGGGCTGTCGTATAAGGCAGCCCTTTTTATTCCACGGTC